GGTAATGTATTAATTAATATATATTTATCTGGATTTTTTATTGCACATTGTATATCTTCAAAATTAACTTTTTGTACATTATGAGTATTTCCCATAATGTACCTACTTATATTATATTTATATTTTAGTCGCATATTATAGTTATTTTATACCTATTTGACTATTTTGTTTTCAATGAAATTGCACTACAATTTCAACTTTTTCTTTTTTTATACTCTTCGCAGCAGAAACAGACAATTCTTCTCTCTTCTTCCTGGTTTTTGTATTTGACCCGACACTCGAATTAGAGCTAACGCTTGACAATGATCCTGTTGCGGATCCAGAACTACACGAATCATTACTATTAGCATTACCATTACCAGAAGTCTTTCTTTTTGATGTGCTATTATAACTGTTCATATCTTTTTCAATTTCATCATAATTTTCTTCGATGTAATCAACCACTTTATTTTCTAAAGCCCATTTGAAAAAATTCAGTTGCCCTATAGTTGTTTCAATGAATGTTCCTTTTGCGTCATCGTATGGGATACTTATTCTATCCCATCTACAAAATGGATCAAAACGCTTTTTTGAATAAGCTTTTAATTTCAATTTATAATCTACATATACCTTGAATCTTTTTGAGTTACTTGATGAAGTTGATATTGAATTTTCTTCTGAATTAGAAATATTTACTTCATTGCAAATATTGTATGTTGTAAAATGTTTTTTTGCATAGTTGGTCGAGAACCAATCAACTATTCGGAGAGAAATCTTGGATTCACCAGTTATAATTTTTAACATTCTCTCCATGTTGTTATTGTTTTTGTAAAACATCAATAAATTGTTTAACAATAAATCATTTTGGCTTGTATAGTTCAATGAATTCAATTTTACTGCATTTGTAAAAGGTTTCACAAAATTATTAATTTCACTCGGATTTATTATACAATTCATGTTGTTTAATATATGTTGTTTAATAATTATTATAATATGGATAAAACTAATGCTATTTATTTAAACCTTTTTAAAACGAATTGTTATTCTCAGTTTCAATAATAGATTTTTCTATATTCGTATTCACAGGTTTCATAAATAGATCTCTATTCATTACATCTTGAATATAAGTATTATTATTTTGTGTTTCTGTTTCAGATTTTTGATGTAAAAATGGATTCAATCCTATTTGTGAAACCATTTCACGCTCTGCCATTTTATTATAGCTTTCTTCTCTCTTATTATTAGAAGCTAATTTAAACTGATGCTCTAAAAACATAATATCATTTGTGTCACTCCAATTTGTAGAATCGCATTGCATAGACTGTGTGTATGCCATACTTTCTATCTGCTCATCTGTAACTAATTGGGATTGTCGTTCTCGTTGTGACTCGTCTGTATTTACATTTACATTTACATTTACATTTACATTATTTGATTCTGGATAAATACGAGTATGTTTTCTTAAACTTCTCTCCATAAGTTCCCCATCACCAATTGACCATTTCCAAAAAATTAAATTCTTAAATTGATGATTCATATATGTATAAATATTATAACTATATTTATATAGTATAAATTAAAAATATAATATTATGATTTTTTTACTATTTGTAATTGTTTTGTAAATAAAAAAGCATCTCTGTCTTGTTTTCGTCGTTTTAAATTACAATGTAAGCAAGAAATTAATACGTTGTTTTTGTTATGACCTAAAGAATTATCTATCCTATCCAATGTCCATTGAAGACTTTCTCTCACAATTTCATATAAAACCAAAATTTCTTTTTTGCAATAATAACACAATAAATTCGATTCTTGTAGTTTTACTATCGTTTCTTCTAATGTTATAATATTATTCGAATCATATATTTCTTTATGCATATCTTGTTGTTTGTAATTGTTTATTTTTTTCTCAATTTGCCGTTTCATTAATTTAATGTTATAATCATCCTGAAAAAAATGTATTTTATTTAATAACTCCAATTGACTATTTCTATCATAAACATCTCCTATAACCTTCCATTTTTGTGTTTCTTTTCGTAATTTTATTTTATTTATATCATCTTTGTTTGTTAATTTTTTTATTTGATAACGATTACCCACACCAACTATATTTATACATTTTTTCGTTTCTATTGAGGATTCTTGGTTTTCATTTTCTTGATCGCCGTTATCTTTACTATCATTTTCTTCCATAATTCAATTTATATTATTAGTATAAAAATAATATAAATTGATCTCTTTATATATGTATATACATATATATTTTATCTATAATGATGGAACAAAATGTTGATATTACTCAAATCACGCAAACACCATTACAAACACCATCTACACAATCGAATTTAAAAAAAGATGAATGCATAGAATTAAAAAATATTAAATATAAAACTATGTTGTTATGCAGTGGTAATCCTATAGTAGAAACGAAATCATCAAATGATTTATCTAATTTGGAGAAATTTTTAGAAAATGAAAAAAATAATAACAAAATAGAACCATGGAGCAAACTAGATAAAACTATGAAAACAAAAAAATTAATTGAATATGTAAATAAATACAAAGATGAAAATTCATTATCTAACGAAGAAGAACAACTATTAATACATTTTTTGAAAGATTGTATAGACAAAAAAAAACTAATACGTGTTAAAGATGTAATATATGACAAAGAAACTGGATTAATTAAAAATATACCAGCATTAAATTATAATAAACAAAAGAAACATTTTACTCTTAAGAATACCGATAAACGATTATCCACTCTTAAAAATTTACCTAATCATAATAAAAAATTAATATCCATAAAAGAACCTGATAATGAATGTGGTAACTGAAATAGAAAAGAGGGCGTATTATTTTTTATTATATTTACGCGTCTTGTGATTTTTGAGTGTTTTATATTTTTTAACTAGAGTTTTAACTCGCGTTTTTTTATGTTTTTTATATGACCTGCCACCACTATTTGACATAACATTTTCAGGTTTTCCTATACGTGTAACAACATCATATGCGTCATTAACAACTTTATTAACAGTATTTTGTAATTCACCATCTTTTCTATTTGTATTATTTATAAGCTTGTTTTTATTTTCAAACATATATTCATTACTACTATTTTTTGAAAGAGTTAATTTTGTATTAACAGGAATTAAGATTCCTTCGTTATTATTATTATCTATAATCGTAGTATCTTGTAATACTTTGAAAACAAAGTTTCCATTGATATCTGTACCGCAATATTCTCCATATATACCAGATGCACTGATTGTATAGTTTAATTTTGACACATCTCTAGTTATTTTATTTTTACTAACGTTATAACCATTACCTCTAACTACATTTATACTTGTTTTAAGTGTTGCAGGTGTAACTTTAATTACTTCGGAATTGTCTATTTCATTTATATTTATAGTTGTTTTATTAATATAATTAATACCAACAACTAATGATGAATTTAATTTTTTTGACATTTATAGGTTTATATATTAGTTTTGAATATGTGTTGAATACTAATATATATAAATATTAAAATATAAAAGAAATTCGTGAATTTATGTAAGGGTATATATTAGTTTAAATATGATTATAGACAAAAATGGAAATATACAAGAATTCAAATTAGAAAATATTTTGAATCAAATTGCACCAGATTTATACACGTCTATTTTTACAGAACAAGATAGATATGAATTAATAGAATATATAATAGAACTAATAAACGATTATGTCGAAGAAAATACAAATATCATTGCGGATCCAGAGTTTAATGATATTATATATGAAGATATATCTGATATTATATATGAACAATATGAAAATTATTTATACCCAGAATACTATTTTACATATAATGAGACCGTTGAAAATGAATTAACTGAAATAATCGATTTTGCATTTGAAATATTTTATATATGTTTTATTCCTGAACGTTCTCTCGAGAGAACAAACCAAAATACATCCAACAATCTAAATAACATAGAAAACACAAAAAACACAAAAAACACAGAAGATATTACTAAAATAATAACATATTTGAAATCAAAACCTCAACCAGAACAACGCACAAATGAATGGTATGAGTTCAGGCACAATTTGATAACAGCTAGTAATGCATATAAAGCATTTGAATCTGATGCTATGAAAAATCAATTAATATATGAAAAATGTCAACCAATCAAAACTATATCAGTATCTTCTGATACAAAACAAAAATATAATAACCAAGTTAATATTAATACTCCATTTCATTGGGGGCAAAAATACGAACCTGTCTCTGTAATGATGTATGAATATATATACAATACAAAAGTAGGTGATTTTGGATGTATTAAACATGATAAGTACTCTTTTTTAGGTGCTTCACCAGATGGAATCAATATTGATCCAAATAGCGAAAAATACGGGGTTATGTTGGAGATTAAAAACATTGTAAATAGAGAAATTACAGGGATACCTAAAAAAGAATATTGGGTTCAAACACAATTACAAATGGAAACGTGTGATTTGGATGAATGTGATTTTTTGGAAACACGTTTTATTGAATATGAAAATGAAAATGCATTTTTAATGGATACGTCTAATCAACTAGACGACCCTACACATACACATAATAACCAATCAATTGAAAAAACAGCTAAAGACGAATATAAAGGAGTTATTATGTATTTTGCTAATAAAGATGGCAATCCATTTTATGTGTATAAACCTATGAATGTTAAAACCTATCTAGATTTTCAAAAATGGGAAGAAAATGAAATGGAACAATTAGAGTCAATTGGTTACACGTGGATTAAAAATTTATATTGGAGGTTAGATTGTTTTAGTTGCGTTTTAATTAAACGAAATATAAAATGGTTTAATGAAAATTTGCATTTTTTAGAAGAATTATGGAAAACAGTTGAATATGAACGTCTTCACGGTTATGAACATAGAGCACCAAAATCAAGCAAAAAACAAACAAAGAATCAGATTGAATCGAATACATTGAATAAATCTATATGTTTAATCAAAATAAATTCTGATACTGGAGATGCAATGTTGGACAAAGAATCCGAATATGTGTCAGAACCAATACCAATATCAATATCCAGTAATGCAACAAAAACAGTACAAATATCGAGTACAACAAATACAAATACAAATACAAACCCAGTAAATAAACCAAATACATTGCAGTTTTTCAAAATCCGAACACAATCGTTTGATGAAAGTAAAAATAATACAAATATTACAAATTGATCTACCCAACCCAACTATTCAGTTTCATTATAGAAATTGTTTAGATTACCTGGTGTCACAAAATATCCATTTCTAGATGTTGAGTTACTTATTTTACCAACAGGCGGTAATGGTTTTATTATATTAGAAGGATTATGTTGTTTATTATCATACATAGTATCACAAAATTCAACTGGCATACAACCACCTAAATCAGGATTATTAGAATAACGAATATTGTTTGTTTCTTGTTCATAAGACCCTACTTGAAATATTGGATATTGCCAATATACATCAATACTATTGATATCACGAACACCATATGTTTTTGATTTAGGATAATAACCATTTAATAAATAATCACCTTGAACACTTGGATTAGATGTATAATTTCCATTTGAATCAATAGCAAAATCTGAATACGCTAAATTGCCTTTCGTCAATGATTCGCTTCCTGTAAAACCTTCCATGCGGAAATTTATGTTTTTAGATACTAACGAATACAATACAACAATTATAATAATTAAAACAATCCATTTTATATAATTTAACTGTTTCATGATTTATATATTTGATTTATATAATAGTTATATAATATTATAGTAAAAAATATTAAAATTATTTATTTAGTAATCATAGAAATAAAATGTCTATGAATGAAATGACCAACAACAATAGCACAAATACAGAAATGCGTGTGTTAAAACGCAATGGTACATTAGAAGACATTGCATTTGATAAAATATTGAATCGTGTAAAAAAAATTGGTATTGAAGCAAATATCAACATAAATTATTCATCTTTAGTTATCAAGGTGATAGATCAGCTATATGATAAAATTCCTACTACTAAAATCGATGAATTAACAGCAGAACAATGTGCGTCACTCTCTACAAAAAGTCCAGAATATGGCGTATTAGCCGGTCGTATAGTTATTTCAAATCATCAAAAAAATACTCCATCTAGTTTCATCAGTGCAATGAAAATCTTGTATGAATTTAAAGACGTCCATGGTATTCATAATCCATTAATATCAGAAAAAACATGGCAAAATATTCAAAAAAACGCGGATGTTTTAGAGGATATCATTGATTATAATCGCGATTATCTAATAGACTACTTTGGTTTTAAAACATTAGAGAGAGCTTATTTATTTAAAGTCAATGATAAAATTATTGAGCGTCCTCAACATATGTGGTTACGTGTATCTATTGGTATTCATGGTGATGATATAAAAGCTATAAAAGAATCATATAATTTGATGTCACAAAAATATTTTACACATGCAACACCTACTTTATTTAATGCTGGAACCAGACGACCACAATTAAGTTCATGTTATTTAGTTGCATTAGAAGAAGATAGTTTAGAAGGTATTTTTAATACGTTGAAAGATTGTGCTAATATATCAAAATGGGCAGGTGGAATAGGTCTTCATATTCATAATGTTCGAGCAAATGGGTCACTCATAAACGGAACCAATGGGAAATCCACAGGCATTGTTCCCATGTTACGTGTCTTTAATGATACTGCAAAATATATAAATCAAGGTGGAAAAAGAAATGGCAGTTTCGCAATATACCTGGAACCATGGCATGCTGATGTTGAAGATTTCTTAGAAATGAAAAAAAATCATGGAGATGAAGAATTAAGGGCACGTGATCTTTTTTATGCTCTTTGGATTCCAGATCTTTTTATGGAACGTATTAAAGACAATGGTAAATGGTCACTTTTTTGCCCAAATGAGTGTCCTGGATTACATAACATATACGGAGATGCATTCAATAAATTATACAAACAATATGAAAATTCAGGAAAATCAAGAAAAACTGTAAATGCACGTGATTTATGGTTTAAAATATTAGACGCGCAGATGGAAACAGGGACACCGTATTTATTATTTAAAGATCATGTAAATAAAAAATCGAATCAGAAAAATCTTGGCACCATTATGTCGTCAAATTTATGCGTAGCACCAGAAACATTAATTTTGACAGACAAAGGACATATTAAAATACAACATCTGGAAGGACAAAAAGTAAATGTTTGGAATGGCGAAGAATTTTCAGAAGTTGATATTTTTAAAACAGGCAACAATCAAAAGTTAATAGATGTACATACAGACGATGGATCAATTATTTCATGTACCCCATATCATAAATTTTATATTCAAACAACATATTCAGAAAAATCAATTCAAATGGTAGAAGCAAAAGATTTAATGCCAAATGATAGAATAATAAAATGTAAATTTCCCATAATTGATGGTACTGATAAAATGTTATATGCTTATACACATGGATTTTTTTGTGGAGATGGTACTTATAATAATAATAATATTGATAAAGACGAGCGTGATTGCAAATTTAACGCACTAAATGGTCATTATTTTTGTAAAAGACACATTGATTTTGAAACTGACGAATTTGTGAAAAATAATACATCAACTACTACAAATATAAAATGTCAGGCTAAATCATATCAAAAAAAACCAATGTCTTATTTATATGGTGATAAAAAAAAACTATTGGAACATATGGATTATCGTAGTTGTGGTGGTGAAACTAATAATCGTATTACGATTCAATTACCACTTGATATTGATGAAAAGTTTAGTGTTCCATCATTTAACTGTTGTTTAAAAGATAAATTAGATTGGTTTGCTGGATATTGTGATGCGGATGGAATAATTTCTAGAAATGGTGAAAATGAACAATTACAAGTAGCCTCGATTAATTATGATTTTTTGAAAAATATTAAATTATTATTGCAAACGTGTGGTATTAATCCAAAAATTAAATTATCACATAATCGTAATAAAAGTTATTTACCAGATGGAAAAGGAGGGCATAAATATTTTGATGTAAAACCATGTTATAGATTATTAATAACATCGTGTGATTTACATACATTATGTTTAAATGGATTCTCTCCGAAAAGATTACGTTGTTCATTAAATAAACCAGCAAGAGATGCTAAACAGTTTATTAAAATATTAAAGATTGAAGATAATAATCGTATTGATGATACCTATTGTTT